TTTGATGAAGTAGAAGCAGATGATGTAATCGCCTATGCCACCCAGGTTGAACAATTTAAAGGCTGGCAAAAGGTAATTGTGTCTAGCGACAAGGATTTTATTCAGTTATGCAACGACGAGACAGTTTTATTCCGACCCATTCAAAAGAAGGTTCATAATAAGTTAAATATTGTGGAGGATTTTGATATCCATCCACGTAACTTTGCAATGGCAAGAGCTATCGCCGGCGATCCCTCTGACAACCTCAAAGGAGTCCCTCGCGCAGGCTTGAAAAGTATTTCAAAAAACTTAAAATTTCTTAGAGAAGATAAGGATGCGACATTGCAAGAGATTTTCGATTTCTGTCTCAAAAGCGACTCCAAAGCCAAATTTTTCATGAACGTTTTGGCTCACAGAGATATAATTATAGAGAACTATAAATTGATGCAATTGTATGCTCCGGCACTCTCTTTACAATGTCGGGATAAGGTACATTATACACTGGATAATTTTGAGTATGATTATAACAAAACGGAAGTTATTCGTATGATGAACCAGGATGGTTTTGGCGTATTTAATTGGGATGACCTTCACTCAACAATGAATAGAATTTGTGTTGACAAAGCACTTAAGGAATAGTACCATTAGTCATGAGAGAAACCATGAAAATAAACGCTGAGCCAATGAATTTTTCCAAGTATGGGAAGTCCTTCCAGGAGAAATTATGTATGGTAATTCTGGATGATCGCGCATTCGCTGATCAAATTGAAGAGGTCCTCGATGTAAATTTCTTGGAGCTCAACTATCTTAAATTATTTTTGAACAAAGTGTTTGATTACCGCAAGAAGTATGAAGTTCATCCATCTAGAGATATCATGAAAACGATCCTTCGTTCAGAGCTTGATGATGAAAATGAACTTACCGCTAAACAAACACGCGAGTTCTATGTTCGGAGCCAAATCACAGATCTCACAGATGTGGCATACATCAAGGATACTTCTCTCGATTTTTGCAAGAAACAAAATTTAAAATCAGCGATGGTTAAATCCATTGGGCTTCTGCGGAATTCATCATTTGACGAAATATCTCAAGTTATTAACGAGTCACTTAAGCTTGGCATGAACAATGATGCTGGCTATGATTATAAAAAGGATTTTGAGGAGCGGTTTAAGCCTCGATTTCGCAATCCTATGACCACCGGGTGGGATCTAATTGATGACGTGTGCAAGGGAGGCTTGGGACAGAAAGAGTTAGGAGTGGTGATCGCTCCTACGGGCGCTGGCAAGTCAATGGCCCTTGTTCATCTGGGTACGCAGGCTCTTAAAGAGGGGAAGACAGTGGTTCATTATACTCTAGAACTACAAGACATGGTGGTAGCTTCCCGCTATGATTCATGCCTTACGAAAATTCCACTTCAAAACCTGAGCGCCTTTAAAGAACAAATTTATGAAGAGGTTCAAGACATCGAGGGTAGACTTATTATAAAAGAATATCCTACAAAGACGGCCAGTACCCAAACTATCCGGAATCATTTAGAAAAGCTGCGAATGAGGAGCACCCCAGTAGACATGATTATTGTTGACTACGGTGATTTACTTCGTCCTGTTCGATATCTAAAAGAGAAAAGGAATGAACTGGAGTCTATTTATGAAGAGCTGCGCGGTATCGCAGCAGAATACGAGGCGCCCGTGTGGACTGCATCTCAGACTAATCGGTCTGGACTCAACGCAGAAGTAATTACAATGGAGTCAATCTCCGAAGCGTTTAATAAATGCTTTGTGGCAGATTTTATTTTCAGCATATCACGCACCGTTGAGGACAAAGGAACCAACGGGGGGCGCCTATTTATAGCCAAGAATCGCAATGGCCCCGACGGTCTTGTCTATCCCTTATTCATGGATACCGCCAACGTATGTATTAAGGTATTAGAAGCTTCCCAGGACGATGAATTTATGGAAGTGAACGCGAAGAAACAAAAAGAGGATCTGTTTGAGAAGTATAAGAAGTTTAAGCAGACCAAAGGAGGATAGGGATGTATAATGAAAGTATGGTGAGGGACACCACCCTCGATTATTTTAATGGTGATGAGTTAGCTACCAACGTATTCATGACGAAATATTGTTTGCGTGATAAGAAGGGTACTTTTATGGAAAAATCCCCCGACGACATGCATCGGCGCATTGCCCGAGAGTTCGCGCGCATAGAAGATAAATTTGAATGTGGTAAGAATGCACAGCTTACCCAAGAGGAGATTTATTCTTATCTTAAGGATTTTAAGTATATTGTCCCCCAAGGATCTCCCATGATGGGGATTGGGAATAACCATGTTAATGTGTCTTTGTCCAACTGTGTTGTGGTAGAGAGTCCGGCCGATAATATCTCCTCCATTGTGGACACCGGCCGCGACCTTGCTAACTTGTTCAAGCGGCGCTGCGGGGTGGGTCTCGATATTTCTAATTTGCGTCCCGAAGGGGCTCCCGTAAAGAACTCCGCTCGTACTACTACCGGGGCTTGGAGCTTTGCTGATTTTTATTCATATATTTGTCGTATGATAGGCCAGAACGGGCGGCGAGGCGCCCTCATGATCTCAATGGATGTGCGCCATCCTGACATTCTTCAATTTGTAAAGATGAAACAGGATCTTTCTAAAGTCACGGGCGCCAACGTCTCGGTGAAAATAAGCGATAACTTTATGAAGGCTGTGCGAGACAAAGAATTGTTCACTTTACAATTTCCAGTTGAGGGGAAGCCAGAATTTACTCATGACATCGACGCTGCTGATTTGTGGAACGAAATTATTGAGTCCGCCACCACAACAGCTGAGCCGGGTCTTCTCATGTGGGACAATATTATAAACAACCTGCCCGCGCACGAGTATGACGGCTTTAAAACTATCTGTACCAACCCGTGTGGGGAAATCCCTCTCTCAGCTTATGATTCTTGTCGTTTAATTTCTTTAAATCTCAAGCACTTAGTGGAGGAGGCCTTCACCCCCGGAGCCAAGTTTGATTTCAACAAGCTAAAGGAAATAACAGCTATGGGGATGCGTCTCTCTGATGATTTGGTGGAACTGGAGCTGGAGAAATTAGACAGAATACGCAGCGCTGCCGACAGTACAGATGAAAAACAATTATGGGAAAAGCTGTGGGGGGCTGCCTACAACGGGCGCCGTACGGGTCTTGGTACTCATGGCCTAGCAGACGCGATTGCTCGGCTGAATCTAGCATACGATTCACCAGAGGCCATTGTGGTTATCGACAAAATTTATGCTACCATTCGTAATACGGCCTATGAAGAAAGCGTGTACTTGGCACAGGAGCGCGGCGCGTTCCCCGCATTCTCCTGGGCTCAGGAGAAAGAAAACTCATATATAAAAAGGCTCCCGAAAAATCTTTCTGAAAAAATTGAGACTTTTGGTCGTCGCAATATCTCCATTCTTACAAATGCCCCTACCGGCTCCGTATCAATTATGAGTCAGACCTCTTCTGGCCTCGAGCCGGTATTTCGTAATTTGTATATTAGAAGGCGTAAGCTCTCTCACAACGAACAGCATTTGGAAGCTGACTTTATTGACGATTTGGGAGACAAATGGGTAGAGTATGAAGTATTACACCATAATGTACAAGAATGGCTGGATTTACAGGTCGACAAAAGCTCTGAAATTCCTGCTTTTTTTGTTGAATCAAACAATATCGATGGAATGTCGCGCATTGCCGTTCAAGCCGCGATCCAACAGCATATAGATCACAGCATCAGTTCTACCATTAACCTCCCGAAAGGAACGTCCCCCGATGTTGTAGGCGCTCTTTACACCGAGGGATGGGAGCGAGGCCTCAAGGGATTGACGGTGTATGTTGAAGGCTCTCGGAGTGGTGTCCTTGTGTCTCCGGCGCCAAATCGCGGGAAAGTATTCCCTCAGCACCGCGCCCCCAAACGCCCTCTTGAGTTAAGCTGTAATATTCATCACACAACCATCCAAGGTGAGAAATGGATCATTCTGGTGGGTCTTATGGAAGGAAAACCTTATGAGGTTATGGGAGGACTTTCGAATTTGATCGAGATTCCCAGAGATAAGGCGGAGGGGATTTTAGTGAAAAACCCACGTAAAACCATAAATTCTATTTATGATTTAAAAGTAGGAAAGAATGGTGATACAGTTATTATCAAGGATTTGGTGAAGGCATTTGATAATCCGAATCATTCAGCTTTCACACGCATTATTTCATTGGGATTGCGTCACGGCGCCAATATTCAATTTACCGTAGAGCAATTGCAAAAGGATCGCGATAGTGATTTGTTTAGTTTTGCCAAATGCATCGCGCGTATTTTAAAGGGTTATATTCCCGATGGACAAAAGGCAACCGAGAAAACATGTACTGAGTGTACGACTGAGGGACTCGTTTATATTGAGGGTTGTATAACTTGCAATAATTGCGGTTTTGCAAAATGCGGCTAGTTATAAAGGCATGATACGATTTACAGAGAGAGCGATAGAGGAGTTAACAAAGGCTGTGGAGTCGCATGAAGTGGTACGGGTCGCCGTTCAGGGAGGTGGGTGCTCCGGGATGTCTTACTGTTTAAATATCGAGAGTGAAATCGACGAAGAAGATATCTTGCTTGATATTACCTCGGTTAAGGTTTGTGTTGACCCTCATAGTGCTGGTATTTTAAAGAATACGGTCATTGACTATCATCTTACCCTACAACAGCAGGGATTTGTTTTTAACAACCCAGACGCCAATACAACCTGCGGTTGCGGATCATCATTTAGTTAAAAAAGGAGAAAATTATGGCATATTCTAAAAAAGTACTTCATCACTTCGAAAATCCACAGAATATGGGATCGTTGGATAAAGACGACCCGAAGGTAGGAACCGGAGTTGTGGGCGCCCCCGAATGCGGGGACGTTATGAAATTACAGATTAGGGTGGATGAAAATAACTGTATTTGTAAGACCAAGTTTAAGACTTTTGGGTGTGGCTCTGCGATAGCGGCCTCTTCCTTGGCTACCGAATGGATCAAGGGAAAAACCCTATCAGAAGCTGCAGAGATTAAGAATACAGATATTGTGGAGGAGTTATCCCTACCACCTGTTAAAATACACTGCTCAGTGTTAGCAGAAGAGGCCATTAAGGCGGCCATCGCCGATTTGGAGGGCAAATGACGTTTACACCAGTTAATAATTACCTTTATGTGAGAACAGTAGAGGACACTGAAACAGAAGATAGCGGTATTTTGTTACCACAGGACTACCGCGCAGTTGAAAGTCCGTTTGCAGTGGTTGAGGTAGTCAACTGCTCCGGTGAATCGGGGACCTTATGGGGCACCGGCTTACGGGTTGTCGTGGAAGCACAAATGCTCCGAGACATTCAGCACAACGGCGAGACCTTCACGGTCATCAAGGAAAACCACGTTATTGGTATTTTATCGGAAGAGTGATATAAGTGGGTAAGAAAAAGAAAAAAGTAATCCCTTGACCTAACCCTTCATCGGTGCTATACTAGCACTATGATGGAACTGCCTCCTCTTAAATATACTCTGGACAATGTTGTGGTGGGCTGGCGAGAGGAAGCTGTTTCCTTCGCGCGCGCACGTGGCTATCATTTAATTGTCAACAGCGACCAGCGCCCCTTCTATTATTCTTTTGGTCTCCAAGACGTTAAGAGCAAATGGTACGAGGGCATTTTTGATTTAGGGATGCGATCTCTGTTACCTATTCCCTTTGATGTCCAAAGTTTGGGTTTCGAGGAGGGGCGCCTCAAGGTTATAATCAAGAACAACACCAAGGTGCTCCTGGAGTTTAAAGAGCTTCATCTTTTTGATGCAGACAACTTTACCAATCTAAATGTGGAAGAAATTGTTGAAAATCATATAGTTCATGACATGTTTGATGTAGTGCAGGGCTCGAGGTTGGGTGTTGATCTTAGTATTTTTCTCCACGATAGCTTCCTTAAGGTTATAAAATTTGTAACATCAAACAGAATCGATCGCAATGCGGGGGGGGACTTTAAAGACATTATAACTAAGAGTGTGCTGCGCGATGAAGATATTATAAATTTTGATTTTTCTGAAACGGTCGTCCGTCTTCTGGTAGAACGCAAACTACGCGAAAAGAATATCAAGCAATCTAACGGCCGTAGTCTTAAGTTGCGCCACTCCGTCAGACACGCGTCGAAAAACGAATTTTCGTTTAATGTGGTTGGGCCTCTGGATAAACGGATAGTCTTACATGAGTAAACTGAATATGCCTGCGATCATACCGGTGGCCGGAATGAATACGGAGTTTGGTATGGAGTGGGATTCCTCTTTGATGCCAGTGGGCCCCAATTATACAGCAATTGAGGCAACCATCTATGAGTGCTTACACGCTGGCTGTTCATCTATTTGGATTGTGGCCAATGATGATATAGCTCCTCTGATTAAGTATAGAATTGGCGAATGGGCTACGGATGTAGAGAGTATTGAGCGCGGCACATATATTCGTTTTGGTAATGAAAAGCATAAAGAAGTGCCTGTTTATTACGTTCCCATTCACCCGCGCCACCGAGACAAAGTAGATTGCTATTCTTGGTCTATAATTTATGGGATTAATGTTGCTTACTGGCTTATGATTAAGATGGGTCGCTGGATTGAGCCTGATCAATACTATGTGTCGTTTCCTCTGAGTGCCCTCGATCCTAGAGAAGTGTACAAACATAAATCAACTCTTAAAAAGAATGTGCCATTTTATTTTTCACATAACGGAAAAACAGTTAAAGACGGGCTCCCCCTTAGTTTCGTCTTGGAAGCCGACGAGTGGCGCCGGGCAAAAAGAATGATTACCACAAACGCAGCTTTATACAAACTCCCTCCACCGGGCGAAATGCCGAGCGAGAAGCTCCCGCCCGAGGAAAGACGCAAATCTCTCAGCTTTTCATTGGAGGATGTTTTTGGAGACGGCCCTAAAGGATATGAATTAGAAATTAAGGAGTTTTATGACTTGACAACATGGGCTGAATATGTTAAATTTATATCATCGGATCTAGGAAAAAGAACTAAGCGTCCTGGAACTAAAACTATGTATAGAGGGAGAAGGAAATGACAGATAAAAAGATTCCTTTCGTGGGGCTACATGCCCACAGTGTGGCTGGCTCAATCTTCGATGCCATTGGGTATCCGGATGAGCATATGGATTTTTGCTATGAGAACGGAGGCGAAGCTCTCGCCTTGACCGACCACGGGAATATGAATGGCTTTTCACACCAGTTTTTACACTGGCAGAAGATGAAGGCCGAAGGAAAAGAATTTAAGCCAATCTATGGTGTCGAGGCATATTTCTTGCCTTCCATTGATGAGTGGCGCGAGGATTATAATCGTATTAAAGAAGACGCGAAGCTCGCCAAATCATTGGCAAAAGAAGGAGACACCTCCGGCGCAACCGTTGAGGATGAAGACGCTTCTAAGAAGGCTATCAAGTCGGTTATCAATCGGCGCCGACACCTCGTCCTTCTAGCGCAGAACCAGACTGGACTTAACAACCTGTTCAAACTGATCTCGGCTTCATACCGAGAGGAGAACTTCTATCGCTATCCACGCGTAGATTACAAGCTCCTCGACAAATACTCCGAAGGTGTCATCGCTTCGTCCGCTTGTCTGGGTGGTCCCTATGCAGGGGACTACTGGGCTAACCGAGAGGAAGGACCCGAAGCTGTGAGGGAAGCGATGAGGGAAACCAGTCGTCGCTTTGTGGAGATCTTTGGGGACCGCTGGTACGGAGAGCTTCAGTGGAACAATATCGCGGAGCAACATGAACTGAATCAACACATTATTGAGGTGTGTAAAGAGTTTGATATCACGTTGATCTCAACAGCCGATAGTCATTATCCTAATAACGAAGCCTGGAAGGACCGGGAATTGTATAAACGCCTAGGTTGGCTTGGGAAGGGAACACCCGCCTGGGCCGAGGATAACACAGAACTTCCCGCCGGGGTAGAAGAGATCGGCTATGAGTTGTATCCCAAGAATGGAAACCAGATGTGGGATGCCTATAAGTATTATTCTAAGACAGGGGGGTTTGAATATGACGACCAACTGGTTATGGACTCCATTACGGAAACGCATAACATTGCGTTCAATCGCGTCGAGGATTTTACGCCCGACACAACGGTAAAGCTTCCTGACTTTGTGGTCCCCGCAGGATTCACAGATGCGGAAGCATTGGTGAACTATGCGCTGGAAGGACTGCGTGACCGCGGCCTTCACGAGAATGAGGAATACACCACCAGACTTCAGATGGAGCTTGATGTTATCGAGGACCGAGGGTTTAGTAAGTATTTCCTAACGATGAAGGCGATCGCCGACAAGGCCAATGAGGTCCAATTGACGGGCCCTGGCCGCGGCTCGGCGGCAGGTTCACTGGCGGCATACGTCCTGGGTATTACCCAGATTGACCCCATCAAGTACGGGCTCCTCTTCGAGAGGTTCCTGCGCAAGGACGCGACGGACTACCCCGACATTGATTATGATGTTGCGGAGCCGATGGAACTTAAGGAAATGCTTATGGAGGATTGGGGCAAGAACTCGGTCATTCCGATTTCAAACTGGAACACGCTTCAGTTGAAATCTCTAATTAAAGATATTTCAAAGTTCTACGGAGTGGAGTTCGGAGAAGTCAATACGGTAACATCGACGATGATTGCTGAGGCAACCCCTGCTGCAAAGATGAAACACGGAATTAAGGCAGGAGTCTACGCTCCCACGTGGGAAGAGGTTATGGAATTGTCTCCCTCCTTGCGCGGGTACCTAATAAAGTATCCGCATATCAAGACACACGTTGAGGCGCTGGTCGGACAGGTTCGTTCCTGCTCTCGTCACGCGGGCGGCGTACTGATCGCCGACGACCTTAATGAGCATATGCCTATCATTAGTTCGGGCGGCGTGCGACAGGCGCCATGGGCCGAGGGACAACATGTTCGTCACTTGGAGCCACTCGGATTCATCAAGTTTGATCTGTTGGGGCTTTCCACGCTTCGTATGATTGAAGGTGCCATTCGTCACATTCTGAAGCGCCATGGGAAGAACCCCGATCCGACCTTCGCAGATGTAAAGGCATTTTATAACGAATTCCTACATCCGGATGTCATTGATTTTGAGGACCCGAAAGTATACAAAAACATTTTTCAGAAAGGCAATTTCGCGGGTATTTTTCAATTTACAGAGCAACGGGCACAGGAGTTCTGCTCGAACGCCAAGCCGAAGTCCTTGATTGATATCTCTGCCATCACTTCGATCTATCGACCGGGGCCACTATCGGCCAATGTGCACGAGCAATACATTCAGGCCAAGGCGAACGCAGGCGGTATCGATTACATTAATGAGCACGTGAAGGATGTTACCAAAGAAACCTATGGGTTCCTTATCTTCCAAGAGCAGATTGCTCTCCTTGCTCACAAGTTAGGGAAGGGACTAACCCTAGATGAGGGAAACCTACTGAGGAAAGTGCTGACCAAGAAAGGAACGGGGAAGGAAGCCAGGGTTAAGAAGGCGCTCCGCACGAAGTTTGTCGACGGATGCGTAGAGAAGGGCATTCGCCACAGCGAAGCAGAAGATATGTGGGAACGATTTGAGTATTTCTCCGGCTATGGCTTCAACAAGTCACACGCAGTCTCTTACTCGGCAATCTCATTCCAATGTGCGTGGCTTTATAACTACTATCCCGTTGAGTGGATGGCTTCGTTCCTTGATAAGGAGCCCGAGAAGCGAAAGGAAAAGGCCATTAATATTGCAAAGTCGAACGGGTTTAAAATTGTGGAAGCCGACGTCAATACTTCGTCGTTCGTGTGGGAGATTGACCCCACCGACGACAAACGACTGATCCAACCCCTCAGTGCGTTGAAGGGCCTCGGGGACGCTGCCATTGAACAGATTGTTAACAACCGCCCATTCAATGATATTGAGGAGTTTCTCTTCCATGATGACATTATATATTCGAAATTGAATAAGAAAGCGTTGGATGTACTCGTTCGGTCCGGTGCGCTAAATAATTTAATGGACGAGAGGTTCACCGGACGTAAGCACTTCTGGTCTGCGGTCGCAGTTGATCGCGTCTATAGCAAGAAGAAGTTTCTTGAGAACATAGAGACCTATCAAGATGAAGGTGATTTCACCAACGAAGAAGAAATTGATAATCTTACAACGCTAACTGGTATTTTTCCAATGCACTTGGTGATGACCGATGAAGTAAGACAGCGCCTGGAGAACCACTACGTGCCCCCAGTCTCGGACTATGACCCAGAGCTGGGTCTTGTGTGGTTTATCCCGCGTGAGGTTATTAAAAAGAAAACAAAACATGGGAAACCCTACTGGATTGTGTCTGTGATTGATTCAAATTCTGTGTTAACAAAGTTTCGGTGTTGGGGTATCAGAGAGGGCAAGGATAGGGTACATATTAATCGCCCCTACATGGCTCGTCTCGACTTTGATCCGGCGTGGGGATTTTCAACGAGATCTATTAAAAGAAATTTGAGATTGTTAGGATAAACATGAAAGCTGATATAGTAATAGGATTGTCTTATGGTGATGAGGGCAAAGGAAAAGTAACTCACCACTTGCTTAAGGCGGGAGGCTACAGCCACTGCCTGCGATTTAATGGAGGATGTAATGCGGGTCACACCATTTATCACGAGGGGAAGAAGTTTGTAACACATCATATTCCTGCAGGCGTATTCTTTGGCATTCGCTCAATCATCGGACCCGGCTGTGTGGTAAACCTGCAGCAATTTAAAGAGGAGATCGACCACTTGGAAGCAAACGGCGTCCAGACTTCTGGGCTCGTCTTTATTGCAGAAAATACTCATGTTATTATGGACGCCCATTTAGAAGAGGATGGGCGCGAGACTGCCATCGGCACAACTAAGCGCGGCAACGGACCAGCTTACCGAGATAAGTATGACCGCACAGGTACTCGCGCTCAGGATGTTCCCGAGTTAAAGAACAGTCCTTATCTTATTGATTTGTATGCTGAATTCTATAACGGAGTAGTGGACCCATGGATTCTTTGTGAGGGAGCGCAAGGCTTTGGCCTCGACATTGACTGGGGGAATTATCCTTTTGTCACTTCAAGTCATTGCACCACAGCAGGCGCGCTTTTAAATTGTATCCCCCCTCAAGCAGTCCGCCGCGTATTTGGTGTCACCAAAGCTTATGATACTTATGTGGGGTCCAAGAAATTTCATGGCCAAGGCCGCGCCTTCGATCTTTTGCAACAAACTGGCGGCGAATATGGCGCTACTACGGGGCGCCCACGACAATGTAACTGGCTTGACGCCAGAATGTTGAGAAAAGCAATCATCATTAACGGGGTTACTGATTTGATCATTAACAAAGTAGACGTCTTACGCGAAGTTGGAAAATGGAACTTGCGTTCCTATACCGACGATCGTATTTTCATACAAACAGGAAACGAGCAAGCGTGGAAACAATATCTTAAAAAGTATCTAGAAGATACAGGAGTTAATATCATATTTTCAGAAAGCCCAGAAAGGATTTAGAATGATACTACAATACCATATGTTACGAGGGAATGATTTCCCTCCAGTTCGAGCAAATCCCAGCGATGCTGGATTAGATTTGCGATGGGTTCCCACTGAGGAGTCCGAGACGTTTTTCAAGATCGCCCCCGGCGAAAGCGTTCTCATTCCAACGGGGTGCACGTTTGCTATCCCGCACGGTTATATGTTGGAGATAAAAAACAAGTCTGGAGTTGCTCACAAGCGCCAACTGTTAGTGGGAGCTTGTGTGGTGGACAGCGGATACGAAGGGGAGGTTTTTGTTAACCTTCACAATGTTGGTTTAGAAACCCAACTTTTACAACCCGGGGACAAGGTGGCTCAAGCAGTAGTGGTGCCCGCCATTCCAGTTCGTTTTATGGCGTCTGAAGACCCCAATATTTATGACTGGTACCCAATTACAATTTCGGAGCGACGCGACGGCGCACTAGGGAGTACAGATGGAACCTCTTAAAGCTGGAGGTCTATGGAAGCAACAGGCCGGCGCTGTTGGATTCAGTTCGAAGTCGAGCGAGTGGGATACACCCCAAGCTTTTTACGACAAATTAAATGAACAGTTTGAGTTTACGCTTGATCCATGTGCGACGGCAGCGAGTGCCAAGTGTAAGAAATATTTTACTGAGGATGATGATGGCTTAGCGCAAGATTGGAAAGGCCACACAGTATTTGCTAATCCCCCCTATGGCCGCGGCATCGGGGCGTGGCTCAAAAAAGGGTACGAAGAATCAAAACAGCACAACACTGTCGTCGTAATGCTAATTCCATCCAGAACCGATACCAAGTGGTGGCACGACTATGTGATGAAGGCAAAAGAAGTTCATTTGGTCCGAGGGCGCTTAAAGTTTGGGGGCTCTAAGAACGCTGCCCCGTTCCCATCGGCGGTGGTTGTGTTTCATTCTGATGTGCTTTACAAAGCGACGCCCGTTCTGATGCCCAATTTTTATCCCCTGGAAAAATTGTGAGCCGACCAAAGATAAGAAAAGTAAATAAAACTAAAAGGAAACGGGAGCGTAAGAATGCACTGGAGCGGCTGGAGGCGAAAACTTCTTTAATGAGGAATCATCCCACAGAGTGTTGTGTTTGTAAGAAACTATTTAAGAGGGACCATCAAACAATTAAAACTTGGATGGTTACTATAATAGAAGATAAGAAAGCTGTGCGTTTGACATGTCCCGAGTGTTGGAGTGCAGTAAATGAGGTAATACAATGTCAAGAATAAGAGGCTTTCATGCCGAGATCATCAAAGATAGATTTAAGGGAATACTAGAAGGTGAAAAGGACTATGAATTTTTTGATGGATCCCTTCCGCATAACGTAAATATTATTGGGATTAGGAATATGGCTGGGCGTGTTAACAAGTTTGATGACATTTTACTTGCCATCTATCGGGATACCCACAAAAGGTGGCTGGCAGATTCTTATCAGATTACAACTGATCCTGGTTTATATTGGCTTAAAAAGCCGATGAATGTGAACGGTACCGCCATACTTTGTCCGGGACAATATCGGAGTGCCTATCAAATCGATAAACACCGCGGTAAATATGATGCTTTGTGTCAGCTGGGCGCCCCAATTTCGGTATGGCGTGATGGCAACCTCGACGGCACTCACGATATGAGTGATACTACCATAGCGACCGGCTATTTTGGAGTTAATATTCACAAGGCCGGCCGAAGCTCAACTCAAGTAGATAAATGGAGCGCCGGATGTCAAGTCTTTAAGAACGACGGAGATTTCAAGGAGTTTATGACGACGATTCGCGCTAGTGAAAAGCGTTTTGGTAACAGCTTTACTTATACCTTAATCGAAAGTACGGACATTGACTGTTAAAGAAGCCCTCTCTTATGACGACGTATTATTGATACCTCAATATTCGGACATTAAAAGCCGTCGAGAAGTTGATATAGGAAACTCTTTTCGAGGACGCTATGCGACCGTCCTGTTTGTACTCCCTATTATTGCGAGCCCAATGGACACCATTTCAGAAACAAATATGGGTGTTGCGATGTGGCAGCACGGAGGCTTGGCCGTTATTCATCGCTATAACACAATTGACCACCAGGCCACACTCGTCCACGAAGTTGTGGTTGGCGAGAATGCGAATGCCGCTGCAGCAATAGGCGCTTCTGGTGACTATTTAGATAGAGCAACGGCTTTGTATGATGCTGGTGCAAGAATTCTATGTGTGGACGTAGCCCACGGTCATCACATTTTAATGAAAGAGGCACTTCACGAATTGCGCAGCATTTTTGGCCAAGCAATTCATATCATGGCGGGGAACGTCGCCACCTTGGAGGGTTATAATGACTTGGTCGATTGGGGAGCCGATAGTGTTCGCTGCAATATTGGCGGCGGTTCTATTTGTTCAACTCGGATTCAGACTGGCCACGGTGTCCCGGGCCTTCAAACAATATTGGATTGCGCGAAAGCAAGACGAAAAGTACCAATTATTGCCGACGGAGGAATCAGGAGTGCCGGGGATATTGTCAAGGCTTTGGCGGCTGGCGCTGACTTCGTTATGCTTGGGTCTGTGCTTGCAGGTACTGACGAAACTCCTGGCGGGGTAATAAACACCCGGAATGGTAAGTTTAAGTCTTATCGTGGGATGGCCAGCAACGATGCTCAGAGGGAATGGCGCGGGAAAACCTCGTCGGTGGAGGGAATTGCCACCACAGTACCGTGCAAAGGTCCGGTAGGAAATGTCCTGGAGGAACTAGCGCGCGGCATTCGCAGTGGGCTGTCATATTCGGGTGCGCGGAGCATCAAAGAACTCCAGAAGAAAGCACGATTTATAAGACAAACGGGGAGCGGTCAACTGGAAAGTTCGACACATATTTTAAAACAATGAGTGACCACAGAGAAAATTATTCAATTTTGAGTTTTGGTCTGGATTCCAAATTACATGAGAATCTAAAAATAAGACTCTATTACGATCAAATTCGAAATCAAAGTGAGTTTTTTAGATACTGCGTAGAATCCTATCTAGAGGGGGATTCCCTTTTTATGGCCTTTCTGGATGATTATAAAGTTAACAAGAAAGTTCAATCTAAAACAAGAGCTACCAAATCGCGTCAGTTACGATTAAAGGGAGAAAAAATACTCCAAGATCTAGCACTGACCGAGGCCGAAGTTGAAAATATATTTGATATACTAGAAGAGGAATTACCAGAATTATGAGAGAATGTTTAAAAGAATGTTATCTAGCAAAAACAAGTTGCAAAAATAGCGAATGCCGGTTGTTTATAGAGTACGAAGAGGATCTTAACTGCACTCTTCTCGCAGTTCAGAAGCATGGGCCCATGACTTTGGAAGAAATAGGAAAGAGACATAAGGTAAGCACCGTTAGAATAAAACAAATTGTGGACGCCACTCTTCTTAAATTAAAAAAGACATTACTAAGGGAAAATACTATTTAAAAGTAGCATATTCGCGATATGTTAGGAGATAATCGACGATGTCAAACAAAAAGAATCTATTGAATGAATCACAAATCCGCCAGTTTATGAAGCTGGCTAAGCTGGAGCCGCTTACTCCCGGCTTTGTTAATGGACTGACCGAGCGCGGCCGAGAAGCTGGAGCCAAGGAAGAGCTTGACGAGTTGCGCACTGGGCGCACCGGTGCTCTTGGTCCCAAAGGAGGGACTGCTAACCTGGGCCACGGCCGAGGCCAAGGCGAAGCAGCTGACGGTAGCATGTTCGAAGCGGCACCTGTCGGTGAATTGGAGGACGACGCGGCTGATGATTTGGCCGGCGGCTCCCCCGAGGAAGACGAAGAGGCTGCTGTTGATCTTGAAAAGGTCGGTGATGAAGAGGCTGACGTTGCTGTTGATGCAGTGGAAGCTGAAGAGGCTCCCTCCGAGGAAGAGGTACTCGCTGCGTTGCAGGTTATTGCCCGCGCTGCTGGAGTCGAAGGTCTTGAGATGGACGTGGAGTCCACCGGCGAGCCTTCCGTAGAAGACGATCTCGGCCCAGAGCCCGCAGATGACTTCGCTCCCGGAGGCGACGAAGAAGTCGTTGCCGATATTGAAGTTGGTGAAGACGAACTTGAGGAAGGCGGCCCGGCCGACTGGGCGAAGTTCACCGCGGATCCTAGACCCAAAGGCAAGCGAGAAAAGGAAGTGGCAGCAAAG